GAGACCCTTATATCGTGGACGTTTGACGACATTTTCTTTTTTGGTCGCGCGTTTTGGTATATCACTTCACGCACCGCTGACGGATACCCGGCATCGTTTACCCGGTTGCCGGCTGGCTCTATCACTACCGAGGATCAGGTCGGGCCAGTGTGGTTCGCGCCGTCAAACGAGGTGTATTTTCAAGGCGGCAAACTAGATAGCGCAAACCTTGTGCAATTCATTAGCCCGTTGCAGGGCGTGATCTATTCAAGCGAGCAATCTATAGCAACCGCATTAAAAATTGAGGACGCCCGATACAGGAACGCCAACACGGCGATTCCGTCGGGTATTTTGAAGCAGACAGGCGGCGAACCGTTATCGGCAGCCGAATTAGCCGATCTTGCAGCAGCGTTTAATGCGGCACGTCAAACAAATCAAACCGCGGCACTTAACGAGTATCTCAGTTATGAGCCTGTCACCGCGACACCGGACAAAATGCTATTGCTAGAAAGCGCACAGTTTTCAGCGTTGCAAATGGCGCAAATCTGCAACATACCGCCCTACCTTTTGGGCGTACCAACCGGGTCATACGCCTACACGAACTCACGCGAGTCCCGTTGGGACTTGTGGCTATTTGGCACCAAAACCTACGCCGAGTGCATCAGCTCAACCTTGTCAGGCAACAGCATTTTGCCAAACGGCACATACGTCGAGTTCGACACAGACGACTATCTCGGCGAAATCGACGACGCCGACACAAACCGCAACATGGAAGAAATGGAAACAGGAGAAAACCGAGCATGATCAGATTTAACGCTTACAGCGTAACCATTGACGCCGCAGCTGGTGACACACCGAGCCGCACTATCACTGGGATCGCGGTGCCACACGGCGAAACCGCAACCGTCAACGACGGAACCCGCGTACGTTTCGAACAAGGCTCGTTGCCCGTCGAAGGCAAAGCACCAAAACTTTTCATGTACCACGACGCTGGGCAACCCGTCGGGTTGGTCACAGCACGCGAGGACACCGACGAAGGAATGCTATTCAGCGCCAAGATCAGCGCCACCGCCGCAGGCGACGAAGCGTTAACTCTCGCAATGGACGGCGTACTCGATTCAGTGTCGGTCGGCGTGAACCCAACGCGATACAGTTTCGATGATGACGGCACCATGATCGTCGTCGAGGCTGAATGGCTTGAATTGTCACTTGTCCCCATTCCCGCGTTCAGTGGTGCTACTATCACAGATGTAACCGCTAGCGCGGCAACTCCCGACAACACAACCGAACCCATTGTCGAGGAGACAAAACAAGTGGAAACCACACCAGTCGAAACAGTCGTCGAAGCAGGCGCAGTCATTCCAACCGCACCACTTCCCGCACAACCAAAGCGCAAATTCAATCTGCCAACACCCGGCGAGTACATGGCCGCAATGCACATCGGCGGCGAAACATTTGCAAACGTCGCAGCAGCAGCACGTGACTTCATGCTTGACAAACAATCAGCATTGCAAGCAGCAGCCGGCGACGTACTCACAACTGACACACCCGGTTTGTTACCAGTTCCCGTGTTGAAGCCTGTGTTTGCGGATCTTAACCAATCAATTAGGCCTGTAGTTGCAGCCGTCGGTTCACGCGCAATGCCTGACGGTGGAACGCAAAAAACATTTATTAGGCCAACATGGACTACTCATACAAGTATTGGCGCCCAGTCGCCTGAACTCTCAGCAGTATCAGCAACAACGCCAGTTATTGCATCAAACGTCGTGACCAAAACCACGTTGGCCGGGCAAGTCACATTGTCCGTTCAAGACGTTGATTTTACGTCACCAGGTGCAATGGACATCATTCTTCGCGATCTCGTAGGCCAATACATGCTCGCTTCAGACAATGTCGCAGCGGACGCAATCACAACCGGCGCAACAGCATCAGGCGCAACCTGGACCGTTACAAACAACGACCCAACATCGTTGTTTAACGCTCTTTACACCGCCGCCTACAACATTCTTGTTGCAACAAACTTTTTGCCCGATCACGTATTTGTTGATCCAAACGTCTGGTTGTATTTGGGTAAACAAACTGACGCTGACAAGCGCCCCGTGTTCCCATACGCAGGCGCAGCAGGGCTCATGGGCGTTAACGCAGCAGGCACCGCAAACGTGACACAAATGAACACGTTCAACCCATTCGGTTTGAACCTTGTCGCTGACCGCAATTTTGCCGCTTCAACTCTCGTAGTAGCACGCGGTGAAGCAATTGAATTTTACGAGCAAGTCAAAGGCATCATGTCGGTTGAAGTGCCAAGCACGCTAGGTCGCACATTCTCGTACTACGGCTACGTAGCCACGTTTATTGCAGACTCAACGCAAGTTCAAAAAATTGTCATCGCTTAACGAATAGAGGTTGCTATGGCGGTGTACACCGTTATTGCACATCAAAGGCTCGACGACTACGCCGTTGTACAAACCTTGACCGATACACCGATTGAACCTGGCCAGTCAATTACGCTGGCCGGGCTAGGTCATACCCTGAACGGTGCGCATACCGTTTTGTTTTGCCCGCAATACCGTTTTACCGGTGTTGACTCCAACGGCGAATGGCTATACGACGTCACAAAACCCGAACAAAACCAATTACTGTTCTACGACGTCGGCGATGATCTCCAATGGTCGACCGCGGTACCGACCGGCACGTTGACATGGACACAAACGGTTACATGGACAACGCACACCGACATCGCAACCTATCTAGGTATTACTGTTGCGACCACCGCGGAAACCACGTTTTTGACGTCATGCGCGGCAGCCGCCAACGAGTTTATTTATCGTCGGCGCATTGAGTCTGGATACCTACAAGACTCATTAACGACAGCACCAAGCAACGATGTCAAACTTGGCACGATCATGTACGGCGCAGCTCTTTACCGTCAACGCGGCTCAATCGACACATTTGCAGGGTTCGACGGAATGAGCACCGCACCGATCACAGGACTATCACCGATGATCAAACAACTCGTCGGCATTGATCGCCCACAGGTCGCCTAATGTCGTGGCCTGACCTATTCAATGAAGGCATCGACGACCTAGCGACCACACTCGCGACGATCTCGGGGCTACGAGTAGTCACCAACCCAAAAGACATTAACCCGCCGTGCGTGTTTATTAACGCCCCTAGCATCGACGCGTTTAACTACAACATCGCCCGTATGGAAGTCCCTGTCGACGTTGTAACCCTCGGCCCGGCATCGCTTGACGCCCTACGCGACATACTGGCGATTGTCGCCAAGTTGCTAGCTAAAAACGTAGCGGTCACGTCAGCAACCCCAGCAGTATTTGAGGTCGGTTCGCAGACATACGCCTCGTACCGTGTTATTATTCCTATGCAGGTACAAACAGCATGAACACTGAATACATTATCGTCAGCGAGCGCGTCGGAGAACCGGGCGCATCGTACACACCAGCCGAAGGCGTCAACGTCGAGGCATTACTTGCTGGCGGTTTTATTGCCCGCAAAACTTCCCGACAAACTAAAACAACCACAACAACCGAGGAAGTAACCGAGGACAATGGCAACTAGCATTTACCTTTCAAACCCTGTCGTGACCGTCAACTCGGTTGACCTATCCGACCAATGCACCGCAGCAACATTCACGCAGCGATACGATCAGCTTGAAAGCACCGCGTTTGGTGACTCATCACGCAAGTACACGTCAGGACTTGGCAACCATGAAGTGACACTTTCGCTATATATGAGTTACGCGGCCACAGAAACTTTTGCGACACTTTCCACGCTCGTCGGCACAACCACTACAATCCGCGTACAGCCAAGCGCGCCACCAGACTCAGCAACCAACCCCGGTTTCATTTTGACCGGCGCGTTCTTGCCTGAACTACCCGTGATCAACGCAACAATGGGCGAACTATCAACCATTGACGTCACGTTCGTTGGCGGCGTATTCACCACCGACATTACCGTCTAAATAACCCTTTACCCGGCGAAAGGCCCGACATGAAACTTACTCTACGCGTAGACACCGGCGACGGCCCCTACGAAGTGAGCACAAACCTTGCCGTGATTGTGGCGTGGGAACGCAAATACCGCCGCAAGGCAAGCGATCTTGCACAAGGTATCGGCATGGAAGATCTTGCTTATC